TGGGTGTTGCTGCAAATAACGTATATTCCGGTATGAGTCAAATTATTAGTACTGTTGGATCATATACTGGTTCTGCTAGATCTTCAGGTTACAATGTAGGTTACTATATTTCTGCGGGTATAGCATCTGGTATGTACGCGAACATGTGGGAAATTGAGTCTGCTGCTAATAGAATCATCTATAAAGCTCGAGAAGCTGCTCGTGCTGCTGCGGATATTCATTCACCATCAAGGTTATTTGCTAAAGATGTAGGTAAGTTTATCCCTCAAGGGGTTGTTATGGGTATTGCAAATGAAATGCCATCTACAATTAAACAAATGACCAAAACATTTAAATCTGGATTTTCTAAAGCTGCTGATGGAGCTGTTTCACAAGGACAAATCTTTGCTGAAGCTGTTTCTTCTGCTGTGAATTCTGTTGGTGATATGCTTGACGTCGCTGTTGACGACATGTCATATTCTCCTAAGATCACTCCTATCGTGGATACAAGCAAATTAGATAAATTCAAATTGAAAGATTATGATGTAAATATTGGAGAGATGAACAAGTCTCTTCCAAAACCATCATATTCTGGAGTTCCTAATGGTACTCAGCAAACAACAATTAACAATGATAATTCTAACAAAGAATTTAATGTTAATGTTAGAGTTGATACCAATGGTCAACCAGTCAATGCGAAATCTCTTGCGAAAGAGATCCAACAACATATTAAAGATTTTGATGATCAAAATCGAAGAAGTAAAGGTGAGGAGGTATTCTGGTAATTGAAAGCAGGATATTTTACAGTCAACGGAATTAGTTCCGAACGACTAAATTTATTGATCGAAGAAAGACCAGATATCCAAACTCCTAAGCGAAGATTGTCGTTTGTATCGCCAGTTTCCTACGACGGGGAACTGGTATACGACGATGATGGATACGAGCCAACTGAATTTGAACTTAAGTGTTTTTATGATGGTAGTTCTCATGGCGATAACTTTGAAAAGTTGTCAGAAGCAAGAACCGCTATACACACTTTCTTTAATCACGGTAGTGGAGATTGGTTGTCTCTGGTTCCATATTTCGATGAAAAACACGTATATAGCGTTATAATGACGGAAATAAAATTCTCTAATAAATCATATTACGAAGGATGTATGGAAGTTATTATCAAACTCAAATGTCAGCCATATAAATATTTGGTTGATAACAATGAAATTGAAGTTGGAAATAATGGACGTTTTGTTAATGAAACTCATTATACGTCCAAACCAACAGTTCGTTTCTCTGGAGTAAAAGGTGGTATTACAATTCGGTTGAATGATATTTCTCTTAGTTTTAGAGATTTAAATAACGAAACTGTATTTATCGATAGTGAAACATTTTCAACGTTTTCTAAAGATATTAATGGTTATCGAAATTTAAACGATAGAACTATTGGTAAAGAATTCTTTATCATGGTTCCAGGAAATAATTTCATCCAATGGCAACGCCCGGCGGCGGACACTACATCTACAATTCCAGAAAAAATGTATATCAAACCTAATTGGAGGACTCTTGTATGAGTATTACTCTTTTCGAACAACACGAACAAGAATTTACCTCCAATGGGTTGGGTATTCTTGACGATGTTTTAAAATGTGTCGTGACCGAAGTTCGTAATGGTAAATTTGAACTTGAAATGGAGTATCCAATTCAGGGAGAATACGCTACTGAACTGAAGGAAAACCGATATATTTATGTTGCACCTAACGATTATGATGCTCCGCACCCATTTAGAATTTATGAAGTGGCTAGTGATTTAGCTGCGGGCCATCTTACAATCAAAGCTGTTACTAAAGCTGATGAACTTTCTGGTAATCTTGTTAAACCATTTGCCCTTAGTTCTGGAGACCCTAGAGATCATTGGCGAAATATCCAATCATATGCTATGGATCCAATCAAGTATCAACTAGGATCAAATATTTTAACTAGAGCGCCTATTGAAAACTACAAAATCACAAATCTCTTGGCTTTTCTTAACGGATCAGAGCATTCAATCGTTTCTGAGATTGGCGGAGAGATTAAGTATGGTAAAAACCGTATTGATCTCTTTACACTAAGGGGTCGTGAACATGTCACAACCATTCGTCCTCGTAAGAATCTAAAGAACATCAAAATCAAGACAAACATGCATGGTAAATACACTCGTATTTTACCTTATGCTAAATACACTCCTGAAGGTGAAAATAAGAAGGAAGTAACCGTCTATGGTGATGTCGTTCGATCAGATCATTACGACGATTATTATGTTAAACGTATTGTCGCGGTCGATCTGTCTTCTAAATTCAATGACGAAAAAGCTTCACAAAAACAAGCTCGTAAAGAGAAATTAGAGGCTGAGAAAAATAGTAATCGATCTGCTGATAGAGCTGAACGTCAACGTAAAGAACAAGAGCGCCAAGCTGCTGAGGATGCTAGAGAACGTGAACGTCTTCGTAATCATGAAGAACAAAAAAGTAAACGTGCTGCATCACGAGCGGCATCCATAGCAAAACGTGGACAATCTTCTGGAGGCGGACGAAAATCTAAAGCTCAAAGAGCGGCCGAACAACAAGCTCGTTATGCCGCTTCGGATGCGGCATATGCTAAACGAGAATCAGAAGCGGAAGCTAAATGGAATGCGCAACAACAAAAGCGTAATAATGCCAAGAGGCAACGTGCTATTGAGAAAGCTGCTCGTGAAGAAGAAAAAGCTAGACGTGCTCAAAGACAAGCTCAAATTAAAGAAGAGACAAAATTTGTCATTACTAAAGCTATGGTCGATTCTGAAGCGGCAACATATTTCGATGACAATCCTAAAGTCGATATTCCCAATATTACTATTGAAGTCGATATGTTACCTTTAGCGGACACAACTGTTTACGAACGAGGTATTCTAAACGCTCTCAATAGAGTTATGCTTTGTGATACAATCGATATCTATGTTCCTAAATTAGATATTGATGTAACACTTAAAATTGTTGAGATTGAATACGACTGTTTGGCTAAACGCATTCTTAAGATTGTTGCTACCAGCGAAGATAATTTACCATCGACGCTTGCTGATAGTCAACGAGGTGAATACAAAGATGCTGCTAAACGTGCTGCAGATGAAGCTCTTGGCGAATATGACGCTGCTATCAATAGCGTATTAACAAGTGCGAACGGTAATAACCGTAATTTCTATGGTCCTGATGAGCCTCCTGCCGAAGGTTTGAAAGAAAATGATCTTTGGTTTAAAGATGTTGGTGAAGGTAAGGTCGATATGTACCGTTACGACGGTATGCAGTGGATTCTTATTTTGCCAAGTGATTTCGGGGAAGTTCTACAGGAACAAATCGACGAACAATTTGCAATTGTCAGAGACGAGCTCGATCAGTACTCACTAGATATGGATCTTATCTTCGGAGAGCTTGCTGACATTACTGACGATGCTTTCAACTTCTTGGCTGAGAGCAAAGAATCAATCGAGTCTGAGTTAGCAACCGCTAAATCAAAATTGGAGCATGTTGAGAATGAATTCAACTCTACAAGACAGTATTTGAATAATCGTATTGTCCAAATTGCTCAAGAGTCATTAAATAGCAGTCGCGCTCTTATCACTAAGGTCGAAAAAGACATTAAAGATATGGAGCGAGGCGTTCAAAAGTCATTCTCACAACTTCGTATCGGTAGCACTAATA